CAGTGAAAGGCTCTGATAGTCGCCTGTCAGATGCGCGGACCCCGACTGCACATAAGGCGTCGCACGAGTCTGGCGGCTCCGATGAGGTGACGCTAGCCCAATCGCAGGTCACCGATCTGACTTCCGATCTCGGGTTGAAAGCCCTACTAGCATCGCCGACACTGACCGGGGTGCCGACGGCCCCTACCGCCGCGGTGGACACGAACACGACGCAGGTTGCGACGACAGCGTTCACGGTTGCGCAGGGCTATGCGAAGATTGCCACGGAAGGTTGGGTTTCACCGATCCGCACGTCGGGCGGATACACAGCCAAGACCGCCCTGTATACGGCGACGAACGATGACCGGGTTATCGATTGCACCTCGGGCACTTACACGATCACGCTACCGACTGCTGTGTCCCAGGCTGGCCGCGAGTTCGTTGTCACCAATTCCGGGTCCGGTGTCATCACGGTGGACGGGGCTGGCGCGGAGACTGTCGCGGGTGCCGCGACACAGTCCGTGTCCGGGCGTGGACATTTGCGGATCGTATCGGACGGCAGCAATTGGGTTGTGCTCGACGGATCGTACACGGACGAGTCTGTTGGCCGTCGCCTGTTCCAGTGGGATGCAAATAACAGCCGTTGGCAGATGACGTATGGGGATACGGGTGACCGCCAATCCGCAATTACTTACACGAACGGTTGGGCGACCGCTTACGTCGGTAACATGCTGCGAAGGATTGGCAACACCGTCTATTTGCAGGTGGTGCTGGATTCTACATCGGCCACGACTGACGGTGCGTTTACGGTTCCTGCGGGTTTCAGGCCGTCCGCAACGGCGTTGATGGCAGTTCCCGTGGGCGGTTCTACCGTCGTGCCTCGCACTCTCACTATGGGGTCTGCCGGTGAAGCAACCATCTATCAGGCGAGTCTCGCCGGTCAGGCAGGTTGGTTCGTTGGCCTTGCCTATCAAACGAACGACGCTTGGCCCACTAGTTTGCCCGGCACAGCCTCAGGGAGCATCCCCGCATGAGCGACTTCATCATTGACGCCGATCCATTTATTCCGTCCGGTGTTCCCGCGACAGTCGAACAGGTGACCGCGATGGTGGTGGACGGAATCCTGCCCGCCGCCAAGGTCGCGGACCTGGTTGCCGATCAGCAGCCCGACAGCCTGCCCGATGCGGTCACAGAAGCGGTCGCCGTCCGTGTGGAGGCCGGGGCCGATGTCGCCGACTACACGCAGGTGTTGATCGACGTCGAGGTGTCCGTCAAAGACGTCGAACAGGTGGTCACGCTACGCGCCGACACCGTGACGGAAGAGGTCGTCTGATGGCCGTCACCTACGACGACGCCGACACCCCATACGACTGGGGGCTGCTCCTCTACGATGACGGCCCGTCCGCCGGGACCATCACCGCAACCGTCACGGTAGGTGGCCCGTCGTGAGCTACGTCGACGTAGGCGACATTGCGACCCTCACCGGCTACGTCCGCACCACCGCCGGAGTGTTGGCCAACGCCTCTGCCGTCACCTGCACCGTCACCCGACCCGACACCACCACCGCCACCGTCGCGTTGGTCAACTCGGCGACCGGTACTTACACCGGCGGGTTCACCACCACCCAGGCCGGACGGCACCGTGTCCGCTGGGTGGCCACCGGAACCAACGCGGGCGCCTACACCGACGTGTTCGACGTGTTCGACACCGACCCCAGGTTTATCCTGTCCCTGGCAGACCTCCGCGACGTCCTCAACTTGGCCGCGAGCAACACCACCCACGACGAGGAACTCCGCCTGTACCTGGCCGCCGCCACGTTGGTCATCGAAGACATTGACCGCACCTACCTGCCAGAAACGAAAACCTACACAACCTCGGGTGGGCGCTCCGGCATCGTCCTACCCGACACCGACATCACCGCAGTCACATCGGTCACTAACGACGGCGCCACACTCGACGCCGACAGTTACAAAGTCGACACCTCCTCCGGCATCGTCTACGCCGCCACCGGCAACCTGCCCGCCGGAATCGTCAACCTCACCGTCACCTACACCGTCGGCACTGGTGTGGTTCCCGCCAACGTGCGCATGGCCGCGCGGGAACTGTGCCGCCACTGGTGGCAGCGCTCACAGCAGTCCACCCGCCCAGCGTTCGGTGGGGTGGGTGACACCGACGCCGTCTACATCGCCGGTTATGCCGTACCCAATTTCGTTGTCGGCATGTTGCAACCCTCATCGGTCATCTGATGGGGTCCGCCGCACCGCTCGTCAAAGCTGCGCTGTTGGCCGACCTGCAAGCCCTGTATACGGCACCGGTGCAGGTCGTCTACGGCCCGCCTGGGCCGGACCAAGAGGACGACATCGTGTGTGTCGGTAACGCCCGATCCAACCAGGATTTGGCCACGATGTCGCCGCAACGCAAACGTGAAGAAACCGTCGACGTCGACATCATCGTGTCGTGTTATCGGGGTGGCGGAACCGAATCCCAGCAACCCGTCACCGAACGCGCCTACGCGCTGCTGGCACTCCTCGAAAACCATTTGCAGGGCACCGGGTATGACCTGTCCGGCGCCGTCCGGCTGGCCCGTGTTACTTCACACGAACTAGTTGAAGCAGCCGACGCCGAAATCCTCGCCAAAGGCCGTGTCTCCGAAATCACCGCAGTCGTTACTTGCCATGTCCGCATCTAGCCCAGGAGTGATCCATGCCCGTCATCCGTAACGTGTCGCCGCTAGGTGACCTCGACATCCCCCTGCTGGGGCGTGTCGTCGCCGCCGGTGAAGAGGTCGACGTGCCGAAGGCGGCAGCGGTCCTCCTCCTCGAACAGCCGGACAATTTTCAGCCAGTCACACCCGCAGCCAAGACCTCATCTAAGGAGTCCTGACCATGGCCACCGGAACATTGCAGGACGCCTCCATCGGCTACAAAGCCGAAAGCGTCTACGGCACACCAGTTGTTGTTGACCGGTTCGTCGAGTTCGTTGACGAATCGTTCGAGTGGGACCCGAAAAGGGTCCAGGGCCAGGGCATCCGTGTCGGGTCGAAGGTGGCCCGGTCGGCTCGCCGCGTCACCACCCAGACGTCCGCTAAGGGTGACATGACGGTGGAGATGACGTCGAAGGGTTTGGGGTCGCTGCTCGCCGCATGTGTCGGCGCGGGCGCCTCCACTCTGGTGACGGGCACCACCTATCAGCAGTTGTTCACCCTGTCGACCGGCACCACCCCGGCATCGTTGACGGTGCAGAAGGCTGTGCCGCGCATCGACGGAACGCTGGACCCGTACACGTTCAACGGTGGCGTCGTCGAATCGTTCGAGTTGGACTGCCCGCAGGGCGAAATCGTCACCCTGAAGCCGTCGTTCATCTTCCGTGAGGTGTTGACCAACACCGCCTACGCCACCCCGTCGTATGTGGCGACGCCGAGCCTGTTCCACTTCGCCCAGGGCGCCGTCACCGTCGGCGGAACCGTCACCGCACCCACCACCACGGCGCTCGCCTCGGGCGGCACAGCGGTCGCGAATGTGCGCGACTTCAACCTGAAGGTCGACCACAAGTTGACGGCGGACAGGTTCAACTACAACGGTGCCGGGAAGATGGCGCACCCCACGTATGGGTTGCGCGACATCACCGGGTCGATGACCATCGAATACGATGCGCAAACCATCGGCGACGCCTACCTGGCGGACACCGAGCTCGCCGCCACGCTGACGTTCACCTCGACAGAATCACTGTCGTCGGGCGTGGCGCAGTTCCAAATCGTGATACCCGCCTTCAAGTTGGAAGGCGAACTGCCGAAGTCGAACGGCACCGAACTGGTCACGCAACAGGTCGACTTCACCGTCCTCGACAACCTGACCGCGGCACAACCGCTGTGGATCGTTCTCAGGACTGCGGATACGGCGCTGTAGATGGTTGCTGTCGGCAAACGCGCAGTCGACGTATCCGTTGACGCGAAACAGTTCTATGAGGTGGTGACGCAGGCCCGGCTGTTCGACAAGAAACTGTATACGGGTCTGCGTAAAGAACTACGGGCCGCGGGTGCCGAAGCTGTCAAAGACGTCAAAGCCGAAGTGGTGAAAGAACCGCTACAGGGCCGTGTCCGATTCAACCGTGGACTACGTAGCAACCTGGCCGCCGGAATCAAGATTCAAATCAAGGCGTCCGAATCGTCACGGCAGGTCGGCGTGTTCATCGCATCCACCGGCAAGTCGGCGGCATCGAAGACGTTGAAACGCAAATACGACAATCCGAAGGGTTGGCGGCATCCCGTGTGGCAGCGCGGCGCAGACCCCGTGTGGGTCACGCAGAAGGGCCGCCCATATTTCGGGTCCGTCATCAGCCGCAAAGAACCCGTCGTATCCGCCGCCGTCGAAGCCGCACTGGACAAGGCAGTCAACGCCATCGCTAACGGATAGAGGGCCGCAGTGAAAATCAAGATTTCGGGCGCCGAATACGACATTGCCGAGCTAGGCAAACTGTCCCTATTCGACCTGCTCGAGTTGAAGAAGCAGACAGGGCTAGACGTCGACGGGCTGCAGGAAGTGTTCAAGGATGCCGAGGACGGCGACGGGTCATCCGTGCTCGCCTCCGAGGAGGGTTTGACGGCGTTCGGCGCCATGATTTGGTTGTCGCGGCGCAAAGCCGGCGAACGTCTCACATTCGAGGAGGCGTGCGACTTTCCGCTA